CCCCTTCGTGAGCATAATCGTGGTGTCCCGTGTCGGACAGGCGATGGTCCCGTTCTCCCCGACCGAAATCACATCATCGACATACGGAGGGCGATCGGTATCGGCTCCCATCTGGAGGCCGGTCCAGTCCGAACCATCCGCAGTCGTGATGACTGTCGAGAGCACATCATGGGCCTGGGCAACGGTCCCGTTGTAGCCCCGCTGGGCCAGTGAGACGGTTGCGCCGTTCACTTTGGTAATCTTGACGTATTCGCCGTCAATCTTGGCGACCTGTTTGGCCGCAAAGCCGGTGCCGCTCGTGAGCGTCATCTTGTTCGACGTGGCGCTGAGATCAGATGCGAGTGTGGTGACTGTGAATGCCATGACTGATCCCCTTTACGAGTAAACCGCCAAGCCATACCCCGGCATGACCGTGGCCGCGCCGACGAGACAATCCATGCGCCGACGCAGTTGGTCTGTTTCGATCCCATACTGGTCCACGTAGCGGATGCTCACCTTGTCGGTCTTGGCTCCCGGTGTCCGACCCGCGACCGCGCCGGCCAGATTCTTCGGCAGGTCGGCCGAGACGAACGCAAAGGCGTGCGTGTTGGCAATCAGGCCAATCCTGGAAGTCGTCGCCGACATCGTGGCATTCACAGTGCCCGTGGCCCCCTTGAACGACAACGCCGCGCCATTGGCCGGCAGCGCATTGACGGACTGCAACTGCGAATTCGTATCCGCAATCAACGCGGGCGAAATGCTCAGCGTGGCCGTGCTCGATCCAGACACATCCGCCGTCAGGACGAATTCCTGCAAGACGTTCGTGTTGACGTAGCTGATCGGGTTGGTCCCGTAGACGCCGGCAATCGTGAACCGGCAGCCCTCTTTGAGCGCATACGTGCCCATGCCGGAAATCAGCAGCGAGGAACCGGACTGGTCCGCACCACTCACCACAGGCGTGGAACTGGTAAACGTGCCGGTGGTGAACGACGGCAGGTTGCTGTCCCACGCCCATTCCTCAACCCCAAAGGCTCCAAACCCGAAGAAGCCCTTCTTGAAGATGGTGGAAATGGTCTGCTGGGGATTGAACGAGGCCATGTTGGTGGACTGGAGCTTCGCTTGCTGCATCGAGGAAACAACCGCCAGAAGCTCATCCGGCACGCCGAATTCGTGCAGCTTGCCGACGCCATCGGTCCAGGTTTCGTTGTCGGCGATCCGTGTTCCAGGCGTGCCGATGCTCCACCAGAGGGATTTGTAGACCGAATCCACGAAGAAGCGGTCGCACTCAGCCGACAAGGCTTTGCCGGCCGGAGACGTATACCGCTCCTGCACTTCCTCAACCTGGAGGAGCTGATCAGAACTGGACCAACCCATAGCGACCTGCAACTGATCAGTCAGCGAGATCGGCACCGCCTCATTGAGAATGGGCTGTTGCTGGAGGGCTTGGCCGCGCTTGACGCGCCATCTCTGTGGAATCCGCTGGCGGACGGTATCGCCAATCTTGGCCCCATCCGGGAGGTTCTTCCATTCGTTGCCGTAAGTGATCGACGCGAGCTTCAGGGCTTTGTTGTTGTTGTCCCAGAACATCGCCGTATCGGTCGAGACCCAATCGGGGTTCAGCCACGTATTCATACCGCCTACTATCCTGCGTCAGAGACGCGAAGGAACTCGGCTTACCGGAGGGTTTTGGGTCCGTAATACTTCGCGTGGTCCGCGATGCTCGACCCATCACCCGGCGGTTCGTTGCCGGTTCGTATCGTCCCTGTCCGCACCGGATTAGGCGGGCGAGGCGCGTTCGGTAAAGGCTGTGATGGTGCCACCGATCCGGTCGTTCCGGCGGTCGCCATCATCTTCCGCAACTGTCGCCGCGTCGTCGCGACGGTCTGCTCGGTGACGGGTAGCGGAGCCGTCCTGAGCACAAAGTCATCCAGCAGATCCGGGTGACTTGCGAGGAACAGTGCCACAGATGCGCTGTCCTCGTCAAGCATGATGGCGTAATCAAGCACCGGCGGCGGCTCCACGGTCGATCGCGCCTGACTTAGCATCCGTGCGGCATCGGGGTTCGACTGAATGACTTCCATGAGCCGCTGTTGATGTGTCGTCTTGACCGTGTTCCAGTAGTCCTGCTGTTGGCGGGTGATCTGCTGCACATGGGCCTGCTGATGTAGTCGCCCTTCCTCGTGGGCTTCCTTCTGCCGGTCCCATCGGGCCTGCGCACGCATCCACGCCCCATACGGATCATCCTTGTCCGCAAATTGTTCGAGCTGCGGCTCGGGCTCGTTGAAATCCTCCGTGGGCACCGGAGGCACGCGGTAGACCGGCTTGGCCTCGGCGGGCTGCTGCGCCTTCTCTAACGCCTCCATGCGCTGACGGAGTTCGTTGCGTTCAGCCGTCAGACGGTTAATCCGCGCTGCGGCCATCTTGCTCTTGGCGCGTGACCCTCTGGGCCGATGCGCGTCCTCATCCACCACGTCATCGAGCGGACTGTCATCGTCCACGGGAGCGGGCTCTGGTGCGGTGCCAGGGAGGACATGCGGCGGCTCAACAGGAGCCGGAGTGGGCTCCACTGGCGCGACGGGTGTTTGCTCTAATGTCTCGGCCATTACACTTGCTCCTGTGCCGGTTCCGGCGTTAAGGCGGCTTCCACCGCCATTGCGTTAATCTCTTGCAGATGCTCGGCCCGCTGCTTGGAGACTTCCGCTTCCTGCCGCGCCAATTCCCGACGTTCTTCCGCGTCCATCTTGGCCCCGGCAATTAGCCGCTCGTTTTCCAGCTTCGCCTCTGCAATGGCCTTCTCCGTCTCAAGCTTCGCCATCGCAATCCGCTCATCGCTCTGCACCTGATACTGCTTCGTCTGGAGTTCCTGCTGCATCTGCGTGGCTGCTTGCGTGACCTGCTGTAATTGCTGCTGCATCTGCTGCATCTGCTGCAAGGCCATCGGGGGGATGGGATTCTGCCCGCCCTGCTGCTGTTCTAACATCGCCAGAATCTTCGGGTCCAACATGACCTTCAGGCGTTCTTTGGCTTCCTTCGCCCCCGGCCAATCCTGTGCCCCGAAGAAGAGATCGCCGATGACAGAGAGCATCTGCGGATTCTGCGTGACCATCTCGCCCATCACGGCGGATTCTTCCTGCCGGCGGGTGTCGTAACCTTTGGTCACTTTGATGGCCACGTTCGACTTCGCGTGCTCAGTAAGCGCGTATTCTCTGACGCCTTCGGTCTGCCCTGTCGCCCCTTCGGGCGCTGGAACCGGCATCTGCTGGCCCTGTCCGTTGTCCTGCATCGTGAACGGCCGGCCAATCATGACGGTTTCGGCTTCCCCATCTCCTTTGACGATCCGCGTCATGCGGCCTTTGCGCCGTCCGTAGATGGGATACAGCAACGAATCCATGATCCGTCCTTCATACCGAACGGATCGCGCGAGGTTGTCCATGTAGTTGGATGTCCCTCGTTCGCCCTGGTCGATGAGCGCCGCCGTCCCTCGCCACGTCTCGGAGAACCGGCTGGGTTTACCCATCTGCGGATTGCTGACGTTCGTGGAGGTCTGGACGGACTCCATGAAGATTTGCATGCCCTGCGCCATCTGGCCCACGTTGACGCTCTTGTCAGGGCGATAGGGCGGCGTGCCGGGTTGTCCTTCGAGATTTGTGCGCCTATAAGGCAACCACGCAAAGGCCCGCGTATTGGCCTGACTGTATAACGCCTCGTAGTTTTCGATGGTCCCTTCTTCGACCATCAATGGGGAAATCGTCGCGAGTCCAAACTCTTCGGCAATGCGCGATCCCATGTAGTTCCGGCCGCGCTGGGATTCAATCGCGGACTTGTTCACAATCCCATCGACGCACCGATGGCCGTCATACGGAGGAATTTCATTGCCGACAATTTTGATGATGGGAATAAACGGACTCGGCCAATCCGTCTCTTCAAGAATCTGGCACCCGTCAATCTTGCAGAACTTGACCGACTTCTTAATGACGGCGCGTGTGTCCTTCGGCTTCACGCCTTCAGGCAGCGCGTCCTCCCACTCAACCGATCCATCCGGCAGTTCGCAGAGATTACGAGAGGTGTAGTCGATATACCAGTGATCGGCCACGCGCACGTATTTCTCTTCACCCTCAAAAGTGAACCACCCCGGAGCCTGTTCCCCTAATCGCTCCCATTGGCTCTTATCGCAGGTCAAGAGAGAGTTCTTCGCGTCCTTCGCTCGTGGATACTCCGCTTTGTAAGCATCGTAGGACATCACCGTAAACGTGAATCCCCACGCAGCATCGGACCCATCAGGCTCTTCGTGGGCCGGATCAAGCACGACCCCGGACTGGTCGTAGATGCGTCGGCAATACACTTCCTGATCAAAAGTCTTGCCCTCTGCATACCGCGTGTTGATCGCGTAATAGCCACGCCCACCAATGGCCGTATTCAGGAAGGCCCAAGTGCGAGCCGACGCCGACTCGGACTCACGCTGAATGCGCCGGACCAATCCTTCGCGTAATTCAATCTCGGCAGGATCGATCGGTGCTTCTAGTCCACCGAAATCGTCAGCAGCCACGAGTTCAACCGCAAGGTCAGACTCCCGCTCTTGATTGACAATCTGATGCACAGGCTCTCTGAGCATATCCAGCACAAGGCAGGGCCGGGCTGGCGTGCCTGGAATAGACGTCTGGCCCACCACTATCGCAGGCTGGGAATCCCTCGAATCCGATACGGACTTTTCCCACTGTTCAAGCGCATACATCTTGCGCGACAGTGTTTCGCGTTTGCGTTGAGGCTCGTCAGCGTCCGAGCCGAGCCTGAACTTGTCTCGGATTTGCTTCAGAAGGTCGTCGTCGCGCTTGGACATCAGAGTTTCATAGCCGTTGCCCGCTTGAACCATTCGTTAGATCCGATGGCGACAGGCGGCGGTTCAGGTTCGGCAACAATGGCTTCGTGAAGGTGCCCTCCAAACCCACACGGCTGGCCGATGAGTCGCGCATTGTGCGCATAGGGAGGCGTCAGACCAAGCACGAGATCGACTTCGGCAGCGTCAGGGTGCATACACAGCGCAATCTCACGAGGCTTCTGTTCACAGTGGCGACAGTCCTTGCAGTATTTGACGCCCTGCTCTAACGCTTCCTGCTGCGTCACGGCTTCGCCTTCGCCGCGTGCTGCTCACGATTGACCCGCCGTGTTTCCGCCCCTTGCGGGTCCATCTCATCCAAATGCCCATCCCCATGCTTACGCAGGTCCACAATCTGATCGCGTCTGGTGTCGCCTTGAGAGACGTAACCGCAGGGCAGGCCGTTGGACAGGATGAGGCGGCAGGTAGGGTTAGGCATTGTAGGCTGATGTAATCGTGAACTCTTGAAGGTCGCGACTGCCCTTAGGATTAGTGACGTAGCAGCCGCTAATCGTGATGATGTCTCCTGCCTTCAAGCCAGACGTAACCCAGCCTGTCTGAACTGGCGTCGATGAAACGGGCATCTGTGCCACCAGCGGCGCAACCGCCACAGCAGCCAAGACACCGAGAAACGATCTGCGGTTCATCCCATCCACCCCGCTTCGCCACTCACCATAAACTAGCCCTTGTCGCAGTCATTAATGCCGATAGCGTATCTGTAACCAACCGCCTCAAACGTCACACTGGCTCCGATGGCCGCATGAGAACAATTGCGGTAGACGCTGCCAGCATAATAGAGATACACCTTGCCATCCTCGGCCTTAATGGTCCCATAAGAGCCTAACCCGTCGTGTAAGTGCTTCGACTCGACGACGCCTTTGATTCTTACCCCATCCATCCGGCTTCTCCTGACAACGGACGCGGCCCCGAGGATACCACACGCTTGGACTTCGGAGGACTCGCGCCGAAGTTGGCTTCCAAATATTCCGCACAGTTCTGAGCGTGCTCATACCAGCCGTCTTTCTTCGGCCGGCGCACTTGCTTGTTGTTCACGCTGACCATGTGCTCATCCCAGACATAGCCCGCCTCAAAGCCGTCTGCCAGAAACCGATCCATGACCGTGGCCTGCTCGGAAATCGTCAGCCAGCGCTCGGCGTCACTGTTGACGACCAACGCCTCCGTCCGGTCTGCCGCTCGTTTCCGCATCTGAGCGGCCATGCGCTCCACCATCGCCAGCCTGATTGATGGGCTGTTACTGTCAGGGATGTAGACGGGCCTTATCCCTTTCTCACGCAGCGTCTTGATGGCCCCTGACGTGCCCTGTGACGTGTCCGCCGCTCCGGCTGGATCACAACATTCCCGAATGCCGATCGGGTCCGGGAACCACACCCGACGATGACTAAGCACGATGTCTAAGAAGTCATCGAGATACAGGTTCTGGCCAAGAATGCCTCCAAGGAAACGGACCTGCCCCAAGGGGCTGACCTGCCGGAAGATGGCACAGGGATGGTGCTTGCCGAAGTCTAAGGCCATCTCAAGCATCAGGCCGGGGTCATATCTGACTGGAATCTCGTGCAGTCCTCGCTGAAATGCGCCCTTGTAGACCGGCTCGCCCATCACGTTCATGCCGCGCTTGCCGAGAATCACACTCCGATGCTTGGCATGGGTGTCGGGATAGGCAGCTAAAGCTGAGTCAATCAGGGCTGACGGCAGGTTGTGGGCGTTGTCGTGAATGCTGACGCTGTAATACTTGCGGTTGGGGAGGCGGTTATCATCGGGGAACTGCTGGGCCAGCCAGTGCGTGACGTTCGGGGGATTCGGGCTGAAGATGAGTTGATGGGCGAAGCCGGGTTGCCGGAGCCTGAGTCTCAGTTCCAGGCTGAAGTCCTCCGGAAGTTCCTCGGTCTGGTCCAGGTAGATCCCCGCCACCCCCATACCGCGCATCTTGGAATACCGGCTCAGGGCATCGGGCGACTTGAGGCCATAGGCGTAGCACTTGGACCCGTTGGGGAAGTCGTAGCTGAGTTCCTTGGCGTTCCAGTTCGGCAGTGACCCAGCCATCTGGCAGACCGCCTCAAACGCCGGCCGTATCTTGGTCTGTGTCTCCCCATCACCATAACGGCCGATCCACCAGTGGATGCCAGGGTGGGCGTGGAGGCTGTTGAACACTTTCCACAGGCAGGCTGTTGTCTTACCGGAACTTAGAGCGCCCTCTAGGTCGATCTCGGGCGTCTCATCAAGGAGAAAGTCCGCGACAATCCCCCGCCAGCGCATCTCGACCGTGCGCGTCTCAGCCACGGCTATCCGGACGGTGGACGATCGAGCCTTTTACTGGCGTTTTGAGCTTTTCCAGCTTAGCCACCGCCCATCGTCCGATGGCGCAATCGTCGCCAGGGCACACATGTGGGAACTCAACAACTCCAATCAAGCGCCCAAGGTCGATAACACTGTGCCCAGACACGAATAGTTTCACTTACTCACCGTCTCAAACACATGCTTGACCACCGTGCTAATAGGCCCCTCCCCACCCTCGCCCACATGCTCCACGGGAATCAGGCGGGCGTAGAGCTTGAAGAATTCGGTCGTGTTCTCGCCCGCCCAGGCTTCAAGCGCCTTAGCCCCACCTATACCCTGAAAGGCGAGGTTGAACGCCTCACGGGCGCTCTGAGTGGCCTTGTTGGGCACGCCCTTGTGTCGTCCGCTCTTTTGACCTTCGCCAAACCTCGCCATAGTTTTTGGGTGTCAACGTTTTGACGGCACAGCCATCCACGCCACGTCTCGGCTGGTGCTCAGATCGGTCACGATGGCCACATGACTGGTGAGGCCATCTGCCCTAACGCCATAGGGGCCTGATGTGGGTTTGGGTATCTCACCCTTGGCACGACTAAACCGCACACGCATCCCGTGCTTGTCGGTGTGCGCATACTTCATGGTGGCCATTAGCGGGTGTTTGCCTTGTGCCAGTTCAGCCACGCAAAGGCTAACAGGCTGTTGAGGACGACGGCAACGAAGAGGGTGAGGCCGGTCATGGAGTCTCCCTTAGTATGGCATGACCATCGGCGTTCATCACCCACAGGTCGGGACGGCCCATCACGCGCAAGGCGTCAAGGTTCTCAACCACTTCTACCTCCGTGAGCATCGACCCCACGCGCTCATCCGGCGAGGGAAGATCGCACGACGTCAGATCGTCAGGGTTAATGCCGAACACTTGGCGCTCAAACAGCACAGCGTTAAACTCAGCAGTGACGGCAACCCTTAATGTGACGGTGCCGTCCTCCTGCTCGCCGAATGACATAATGGTCACACGCTGGCCATTAGGAAGCCGATAGAGCGACCACGGCTCAAACCGTGCAGCGACCAACCGCACAGACTCAGGCCGTGACTGGACGAACTCGCGCCAGCCTTCTTCTTGCTCAGGAGACGGATTGAATATGCGGGCCATTATGACGCCTCAGAGGGTAACACGGTTGTGGAGTGTTTGCGCTGGTAGGCGCTCCATTCGGCCGGCGAAAAGCCCCTCTCGTTGAAATGCCCCAGAAACACTAATCGGTCGAATGCCCTATCGAGTCTATTGGCCTCAGAATGGCAGCCCTTGCAGCCTGTGAGCAGCTTGACGTTGTGGCTACAGGTGCCGGGGTGGTGAGGCTTAGGCATCGCTCATCAATCGGTCCAGATTGGCGATACCTTCCGCCTTGAGCCATGCGGCGGCAAAGGGATCGTTTTCGTTGTAGTAGGCACTCATGCGTTC